GAACGGGCAAAGGAACGGGAAAAGGAACGGGCAAAGGAACGGGCAAAGGAACGGGCAAAGGAACGGGCAAAGGAACGGGCAAAGGAACGGGCAAAGGAACGGGCAAAGGAACGGGCAAAGGAACGGGCAAAGGAACGAGGCTTATGTATTGGGTTTGCTACTTTCCTGACATAAACGTGCATATTATTTGACAAATCAGGTGGCAAAACGCAAGGCAATAATTCATCCGGGCCACAGGGTTGGAAGTTACCTGACACATCTGTTGTTACACATCCTAATAAGTTTCCCGATACATCATAAGACCTGATATTTATACAGGCAATAAAGGATGTGTCAATTCCAGAAATATCATACGTAGACATAATGAATTTACTAAGCAATAAATTATTTGTCTCCAAAGCTGATATGGTTTCAATCAAATCACAACACTGTGAATGTAAAATGTAAAGCTCATTCTCCAAGTCGTTCGAATCGTCCATTTTAAATCTTCATCGGTGTAAATGTTCATCGGTGTAAAACGCTCATTTGAAAATTTCTTACATAAAATCATTCTTATAAAATACATATAAACCGTTCGACCTAATTAATATATTACAGAATGATTAGTGTGTTAATTCCTATTTATAATGGTATCGAATTTATAAATGAATCCGTGACCTCTGTTCTTGAACAAACATTTGAGGATTGGGAACTGATTATTGCCATAAATGGACATCCCGAAAATTCCAAGGAATATCAACTAGCCAAAGAATATGAGGACCTAAGTGATAAAATTAGGGTTCTTGATTTTTATAATGTTACAGGAAAGGCAGAAACCCTTAACGCAATGATTCCTCATTGTAAATACGATTACGTTGCTATTTTAGATGTTGACGATATTTGGCACGAACGCAAACTTGAATTTCAGCAAGTGTACATGAAAGAGGGGTATGATGTTATTGGAAGTCAATGCATTTATTTTGGTAAGTTGGAAGGAATTAAACCCGCGATACCTCTTGGAAACATAAGCGATTTTGATTTCGCAAAGGTAAATCCAATCATAAATAGCAGTGCAATTATAAAGAAAGGTCTTTGTCATTGGAACGAAAATGGGATCGAAGACTATGATTTATGGCTGAGATTACGCAAGGAGAAAAAACGGTTTTATAATTGCGAATCAGTTTTAGTTCGACATCGCATACATGATAGGTCCGCGTTTAATTCGCGTGGACATGCTACGAAAATTGCCCAGATTTTGCCAATGTATGCGTGAAAACTCCTATAGCTTCATTCTCTTTTTGGGAGGATATATCGTTTCGGGACAGGGTCTATAGGAATCCCCTGTGTTTTCCAGTGCGTTTCCCAGTACGTTTTCCACTGCGTTTTCCAGTGCGTTTCCCAGTGCGTTTCCCAGTGCGTTTTCCCTCCGTACGCCTTCGTTCAATATTTTTTCTATAAAATGCGTTTTTTCAATCATTTTGCGTAATTCGAATAAAACAATCTCCTTCTCAACAATGAACAAATTTTGCAAGGTTTCAAGTTCACCATCAGACAACATTTCGATTTTCAATATTGTCTGATAAAAAATTGAGAATGTTGGTAATCAATTTTTATTAGTTTTGAGAACATCTTTTTGTAAAAGTACTATTGCGTTTAATATAGATACAATATAAAAAACAAATATATATATATGAAATCTGATAGAATTATTTTAGTTACACAATATTATGAAAAGGTTGATACAAATAGACAAAAAGAACTCAATGATTGTTTACTAAAAAATGCTGAAAATATCTATATAAATGAAATTCATTTATTTGTAGAAACACCGCAAAAATTAGAATTTATTGCTGACAAAGTTAAAACAAAGATTAAACAAATTCCTACTCAAAAAAAGTTATCTTTTGAAACTGCGTTCAAATATTATAATCAGAATTTGTCCTATACGATTTGCATTTTAGCAAATCCAGATATTTATTTGGATAGTACAATTGAAATACTTTATGATGTCAATTTTGATTTAGACGTAATTTTGGCATTAAATTGGTACGAAACAAATACGAAATTATTAAATGGGTCAACTTATGATGAATCTCAAGATTTTAATATATCGTTTATAGAGCCTTATAGTCCATCTGTTTGGAATCAAGATGCGTGGATATGGAAACGGGAAAAATTAATTGTTCCTAATTCAGCCATTGAAATGGGGTCAGAAGGTTGTGATAATCGAATTACATGTTTGTTAAAAGAAAGTGGACTCAACGTTTTGAATCCATCTTATTTGATATCTATTAACCATGTTGATGCTTCAAATATTCGAATATCAGAATTTGGTATAACTAGTTGTAATAATGAGAAACGAGCAAATTTATTTAAAGCGGGTGGAAAAAACGCATTATTTTTAGAGAACTTGTCTGATATTCCAGATAAATATACAAAGGCTATTTTGAACGAGTATTCTGATTATAAAGTACAAACTACCCATTTTGAAAAAATCATTTCTGAAATAAAGGTAAATCAAAGTCAAATCGTAGCATCGTCACACTTAAATGATCGTTTTTTACCGTATTTTTCGCAATTTGATTCACCAAGTGAATGGATACCCAAGCCCGATGATAAAACCCCCTACATACAGTTCAATTTTGAGAATTTGTATGAGATTGCAGTTATAGATATAAAGGGCAAGTCCGTATCTAATGCAGATTTATTAGTCGGACACGTTACTAAATTTAAAATAAGTTATGTTGATATTAAATGCAATCATGTATGGATAAATGATGATACTATTTATGAGGCGGTCATCGGTGAAAATGGGAATCTAATAAAACGCATTTATTTCGATAGTGCAATTTTATGTATAAAAATTCGTATTCATCCTGTCGATTTTTATATGGTTTCCTCTTTTAAAGTTAAGTTTTTTCATTTAAACTATGACTTTATCGACATTTTTGATTATTGTGTAGAGAATTATAAATTAAACAAGTATATTAACAATGATGCCAATTATTTTGATTATAAAGAAATGCAAAAAATAAATATTTATCAAAATCTATCTAAAAATCATTCATTCAATGTAAAAAAAAATATACTCGGAGAACCAATTTTAGATGGCATATGCCTTTATATTTATGTAATGAATCGAAATCAAAATATAAAAGATAATATTGGGACCTGGTTAAAACAGTCTATTGACCAACTTATTATTATTGATTGGTCATCTACCGAAGATTTTTATGAATTTACAAACACATTGAACGACGACCGTATTTTATACGTTCGCGTTCCTAATGAAACCAATTTTTATAGAACCTATGCACAAAACTTAGCTGGCGATTTATGTAAATATAATAAAATATGTAAATTAGACTCGGATATTGTTTTAAGTGACAAATTTTTTGAAAATCACCCACTAACAAAGGGAATGTTTTACGTTGGAGAATGGTTATGTGCAAGAGATGAAAACGAAAAACACACCCACGGTTGCTGTTATTTATTTACGCACGATTATTTGAGAATCAACGGATATAATGAATATATTAAATCATATGGCTGGGATGATAGCGACTTCACGAATCGTCTTATGCTTTGTAGTTTAAGAAAGGCAATTTTTAATTTAAATATGCTTTATCACGTTCCTCATGACGATAAATCACGAATATCTAATTTAAATACGAAAAAACATCCATTTTTACTTGGGTCAACAAATAGAATATGTGGTCAAAATATGAATTTATGGAGTCGAAAAAACAAAAAAAATAGATATATCTTTACACGCGAAAAAAACAATTATTTAGTCGCAGAAAGAATAAAAGAAGATATAAATGTTTTTGACAAATGTCTTTATGATAAGTCATACAAAATTGCACTTAAAGAAGTATTTTTATGGTTATCTGATAAAAACAATGAAACGCATAAAAAAATGCTTAATAATCCAAATCCCGATTATGATTTTATCGAGTCTTATTTATTTTCAAAATTATAATAATAATTTATTTGCGTCGATACGAAAAATTGAACACTGAAAAAATATAAATATATTTCCATAAAATAGTCTAGCATGGTTAAAATTTGCGACCAACCCTACCCTTGCGACCTTTCTTTGTACAATGATTCAACTTTACAATCTCATTTTGAATCATTTTCCTTCCCGCTTAGTGATTTCCAAAAATACGCTATCGAGGCTATCGTAACTGGCAATCATGTTCTTGTGACTGCTCATACTGGTTCTGGCAAAACTCTACCAGCAGAATTTGCTATACACTATTTTGTCGGTCAGGGAAAAAAGGTTATTTATACGAGTCCTATCAAGGCACTTTCCAATCAAAAATTCTATGAATTTACAAATAAATATCCACATATCTCATTTGGACTCATGACGGGTGATATCAAAACGAATCCCAATGCGGACGTTTTGATCATGACCACGGAAATTTTAATGAATTATCTGTTTTTAAATGATGCATCTGGTGAAAATAATAATAGTCGTCTCGATTTCCAAATAAACGTTCAAACCGAACTGGGCTGTGTCATCTTTGATGAAGTCCATTATATTAATGATGCTGATAGAGGACAAGTCTGGGAAAAAACCATATTAATGTTACCTGAACATATTCAAATGGTCATGCTGTCTGCCACGATTGATAACCCAGAAGGTTTTGCCAAATGGTGTGAGCGGAATTCCACCATAAAGGAAGTTTGGCTTGCCTCTACAAACCATCGTGTGGTCCCACTTTCTCACTATGGATTTTTAACAACTACAGAGTCTATTTTTAAGATTGTCAAAAATAAAGAGACTGAAAAATACGTTCGTGATAAAACAAATATGTTGATTCCATTACAAAGTCATAAGGGTCAGTTTGAGGAATCCGGATTTCGCGACCTAGTTAGGATTACTGAATTATTTGAAACAAATCATGTCGACATGAAACGTAAACATGTGCTAAATCAGTTAGCCTCACATTTACGCGACCGTGATATGCTTCCGGCGATTGCCTTTGTGTTTTCGCGTAAACATGTTGAATTATGTGCCCAGGACTTGACAATCCCATTGTTAGAAGACGATTCCAAAGTTGGATATACTATTCGTCGCGAATGCGAACAAATTATTCGTAAGCTACCAAACTATCAAGAATATTTGGCCTTACCCGAATATAATCGATTAGTAGGACTTTTAGAAAAGGGAATTGGCATCCATCATTCTGGTATGATTCCTGTTTTACGCGAAATTGTCGAACTAATGATTTCGAAAAAATATATTAAAATGCTCTTTGCAACTGAGTCATTCGCAATCGGTTTAGATTGTCCTATTCGCACTGTCGTGTTTACGAGTTTGACCAAATTTGATGGCAATGGTCCGCGTTATTTGATGGCACACGAGTATACTCAGATGGCCGGGCGGGCTGGGAGACGCGGAATCGATACAGTAGGTCATGTGGTTCATTGTAATAATCTTTTCAAAGTTCCCACCCTCAATGATTATAAAACAATCATGGGCGGGGTCCCGCAAAAATTAGTCTCGAAATATCATATCTCATATGGACTTGTTTTGAATCTTTTACGGAGTGGACCTACTTCTGTAGAAGCATTGTCTAGTTTCTCAGAAAAAAGCATGATTTTTCAAGAAATTAAAAGGGATGCATCGAGAATTCGCTCTAATATTGAAGTCATTTCCCAAAAAATCCAAAAAAAAACTGAATCGATTGAATTGGCTCGAACTCCAAATGATGTTTGTTTGCGATATGTTTATTTGGAAAAGCTCTTGCTAAATAGTGTAAATAAAAAACGCAAGGAAATTACAAAAGAGATGGAAACATTGAAAGACCAGTATCGATATTTGACGTCAGATTATCTTTTGATTAAAGAGTTGGAGCAGCTAAAGAGCGATTATAACAATGATATGGAATCGCTGGATTATGTGGAAGATTTTATTCATAATCAGACCCAAAAAGTTTGTCAAATTATGATAGAGGACGGGTTTATTGAATCGATTGAATCAGGTAGACTTTATGATTTAACTAGACTAGGAAAAATCGCTTCAGGTATTGCAGAGATCCATCCACTATGTCTAAGCAGATGCCTCCGTTTTGATTCATGGAATAATTTTGATGGTTTTTCAGTAAGACAACTGATTGGACTCTTTTCGTGTTTCACTGACGTAAAAGTATCTGAAGAATATCGAATGAGTCGACCAAGTATTGACGACGCCTTTTTGCAACATAAGATTATGGAATTGAAAAACGTTTATGAAAAATATGAGACTCGAGAAAACGAACTGGATGTGCGTAGAGGTATTCGATATGAAGATGCTCTTATGTTTGATCTCATTGAATTTTCCATGGCATGGTCAGCGTTTACGAGTGATACCGAATGCAAATATTTTATTCAAGGTACCATTCATGAGAAAGGCATTTCAATCGGCGATTTTAACAAGGCCATGTTAAAAATTGTCACGATTTCAAAAGAATGGATAAAAGTATTCGAAGAATTGGGCGAAATTAGCATTGTACATAAATTAACACAAATCGAAGGATTGGTTTTGAAATATGTCACTACCTCTCAAAGTTTGTACGTATGATTTTATTCGTCACTCAAATCAAACAGATCAAAATCTATTTCAAAGACATCTTCAATACAATAAAAAAGTAAAGTAGTAAACGCAATTCCACTACCTATTAGCCAAGATAATAATATAAAGTCCATGTATATTATTATTTTATTGTTTTTTTTACAAAATAATTGTTTTTGAGTAATATAACCAAAGTCCAAGTCCAACAAAACACTTAGCAAAACAGTCTAAAACATTCATAGCTATATTCTTGTACGATTCTTCGAATAAATAAACCACGCCATATAGACCCCATATTGTCAAATAGACGCTAAACATTACATAATTTTCTAAACAATACTTAGGTCTTACCAATGTTATGTAAACAAGAGTAAACATCGCAAAAAAACCGGTAAACCCAACCGCGGTTGCTACGAATCGGGATATTGCCTTTGTCTCTCCCAAATAACCAGAATATAACATAATATAATTAAAAGTAACTATAGCAATCATTGTTCTTAATTGTACCTTTTTATTTGTACACATCCCTAATACAACACATAACGTGAGTAACATTAATGGCGTTGTAATTGCCCAATCTAAATAACGTGTCTTTGTAATATCTGCCCAATCAACCGGAATATCTTTTTTTCCAAACTCATCAATTTGGCTTGTGAAAATAGAATAAAAATAAGCTGCGACTAACGAAATACAGGTTTCCAAATTAAGGATATGTCGTATCTCAGGAACATTCGTTCTCAATGCTTCAATAAATGTAACAGTCGCAGTCGTTAATAATAAAATATAGGTAATCATAAAAGACGCTTTTACGTAATATTGAACTGGGTTTTGTTTAATTTCTACTTTATCTTTCGGCGTGGTCAATGCGATTGATGCGGCTGCGGGTACAATCTTTGGTTTGTTTTCTGTACTTGTATTAGTTTGTTGTAAAATACTAGACATTGTAAATAGATTTGTGAAACTATACCTTATATATTCTAAAGATTTTTTCCATATAAAAAAATTGAACCCGAGCCCGTTTTATTATTCTCCAGAAAAAGTATAAATAATCAATGAATCATTTTGATCATGAAGATAGTGCCAACGATTCCCAATACTCTACTACAGTTGACGATAACGCATCAATTAGTTCCTATTCAGAAAGTGTAATGGATGGCGAATCGAGCGAATCAAATAGTGATTCGGAAGAGGAAGATATTATTATTGAATTCGACGATTTTAGTGATGACGAAGATGACGAAATAGCTCTAGATCTTATTTATAACGACGACAACGATCATTTAGATAGTGAAAAAACACATAGTCAATATTATATTGGTTTTTGCAAATTTCTTAAAAAACCCAATCTGTTTTTGATGTTGACTACTGTATCTCCAAAGACCTTTTATAAATATCAATATTATCATGTTTTAAAATATCTTTACTATTATAGTTCGGTTCGTCTACTAAACCCAACATTAGATATTATGCAGCTTAAAATTCTAGATGACGGGACTTATTCGGTTGTTTTGAAAACGCATTGGATACGATTGATTCAACGGCATTGGCGAAAAATCGTTGGCCAACGCATGGAAGTAATAAAAAGCCGCAAGAAAGTCGCATCTATATGTTGGCGTCAAACTACGGGCCGGTGGCCACATGGTCTAAATATTCTCCCTGGAATCAAAGGTATGCTAAGGCAATATTCTAAACCCTTGAAGATTTACACCTTCGGACATTGAAAATATCCTAGGTAACATTACCGATAAATTAATTAAAGAATTTTATAAGCCCATCATTTGCCTTCTTATACAAGAGGAAATGTTTATTTGGATATCGCCCGAGGTGATTTCAACATAGAGATTTATGGTTTCCAGTTCATTGTCCGAATTCTCTTTCAAAAAATGCATAGTTAGCCAATCAGCGGTCGGTTCATTTAAATTTAATGAATAGTATATATAAATTAATGTCAAAAAGATATCTCGCTTACTCATTTTTTTATATGGCTCCAGTGTTTTTAATAGTTTGGCGTAAAATTTGATAAAGCATTTTTCAGTTTCATTGCAACATATGTTTTCTTCTTCAACATATTCTGGTTTTATGGTTTCATGTAAGTAAGATATAAATAACGTTTCTACAAAAGTAAATAATTCGCTCTCATTTGTAGACATTCCTATTTATACAATCATATGATTTTATTTATCAAATGACATTAAATACAAAAACTGATTAATATGTCCCAATATTTCATCTCGAACATTCAACAAATCGGTATCACGCTTTGCATCAAAATATTTGGAAATGTCAATTAAAAATTCGCGATATTCATAGATTCGGCTTTTGAAATCAGATGTGTTTTGAGAATCAATTAAACGACTACGCTTTTCAACCATTTTTATACGAGATTCTTCTTTTCCTAATAATATCTCTACAAAAGTATCAATGTTTTCATTTAATTTTGAATATAGTTCATCTGTGGCTTTATGTTGAGCATAGGAGTGTGTTTTCCAATGATATAATTTCACGGTATTCAGCATTTCTAAAAAGGTTTGGACAATACGCGATTTCTTCTCATTGGTTATCGATGATTTGCTTTTATTCCGCATCGTTTTTCGCCGTTGTCCGCCGATTTTTTTGTTTGTGTTTTTAGTTCTCAATTTTGTTTTTTCTGTATGTTTTTTCATTCTTATACAATAGTGTCATACTTAAATGTCATTGCTTTCCTAAATTGTATAATTTGCAATTGAATCGTTATTTGT